ACAAAAAATGGCCTTGAGCCACTTTTATTTCTTATCTCCTTGACTATCAGCAACTTTTGGCTGAACAAATTCTTGCACCATTGGAAAGATTGGCGCAATTGAGATTGCAATCTTACGGGCGATATCCATGCACTCAGCTTGAGTTCCGTTGCCAGAACGAACCTCGATGAAATGCACGAATGAGCGCAAAGTTCCAGCCATATACAGACGAGACATCGTACAACCCTCGGGTAAAATCGAGCGTGCTTGTTCCTTTGCAATTCCTCGAGCAGTCGCATCCTTGTAGATGCTTTCCGATAACTCAATGAGTTCTTTCTGTCGCTCTTTCCACCAAATCTTTAGATTTTCGTCATCTGTCACTACAGAATTTTGACGATTTTTAGTATCTTGCAGCCGAGCATCTCGAACAATCATCTCAAGTGCAGCAGTAGGATCTGCATATCGCTGCGAGAATTCCTGAAACGAAAACGAGCGATGCCGCAAAATTTGCCGAGCGATATCACGAGTGGTATTGATCTCGACTGTGGCCGAGACCATTTCTAGTGGCGACCAATGCTTGTGCTTGACAAGATATCTTACGAGCTTTTCTGAGGTATCAAGATTGTTCTGATTTGCTGGATTGCTAACTCGCGCACAGTATGCAACAAGTTCTTGCATATCCATTGCGCCTGGGCCGTCAGGTGCAGTCTTGCTATGACTAATCAGTCGTACTGATTGGTGAGAAAATGTCATATCTTGTGAGTAAGATAATAAGCAAACATCTGAACACTTTTTGCATCGTGCGGTTTCATGTCACCGTAGATTTTACCATTTTCCTGAATGTACTCTGGAGTATAACCTTCCTGCTTCATGCCTCGAATAACTCCTAGATTAAGGACGGCAGCAGATGCCAGACCTTTCTTTTTAAAGTTAGGAAAAACGATAACAGCGCCAAAGTTGCTGCGAATTAAAATCGAACGCGCCTTTCTACTATGATCGGTATTTGCAACCATTTCATGGTCAAAACTTACATTTCCGATTTGGGATCCATCAAGGTCGTAGATTTGATCGCGGATTGCTTCCGCAAATAACTTGGCAGAATTATCTGCCTGTTCGTCCCAGATTGCATCTGGAAACGGATCTTCTTCAAACGGAGTTGACCTGTCTTGTTCTGTTGCCATAAATTAGCACCAAAGACGCCAGCGGTTTTCGATGACCCACTTGCACATCTCAGTGTCTCTGTCATTGAATTTCTTCTCAAGAGCATCGTAAGTAGCAAATATATTCTTAGAAGCTTGTGGATCGTTGAAGTCCACATCCACGTTGCTTAGTGTGGTTTCTAGCTCCTTCTGCATAATTGCACGAAGACGAGTAGCGTAATCATACTGCTCGCGCAGTTCATCAGCAAATTTCTTGTCATCCTCGGTTTGAGAATAGTCATGCCACTCAAATCCTTTTTCTCGCTCGACAAACTCGATCAGGCATTGACGATGAAACTCAATTACCAGACCATCGATGTCCTGATAATCTCTGGTAAAGACTGCTTTACGCATCTCGACGCGCTGCCCTTTGATCCAATTACTATAAAAAGCAAGCACTCGGCTCCAGACACGATACCGCAGAAAGTATTCGATATCCTCTGTTGTCTCACGAATTAAAAATTGAATCGGATAATTTTTCTTTAAGAAGGAATCAACCTTGCTAAACTCGCTTTCGTGCTTTTCGCCAGTCGGCTTGAAAGCTGGCAGTTTCCATACCATAGCGTATGGCTTCTTGTACCAGGGAGTAAGCCAATATGCTACTCTACGCTCACGATCTGCTTTTGGAAGTGCTATCCATTTCTCAAAGGTATCGATACCGAATGCAGTATAGTTATCTAAATCTTCTTTCATAATTACGGCTTTCTTAGCCAACGAACTAAACCGACATAAAGAATATCGAGCAAAGAAATATAACGGAGAATACCAAAGAAAATTACCGTTACCCAAACTAATGGGCCGCTAATAATTCTAGCAACCTGTCGCTTCCAGCGATTGGTAATATCATCTACGTGCGAGACATAGAAAAAAGCACCCAGAAAAGACCAGACGACTAAAAGTGCTATGAGTGTATAGTTCATTTGATTGTAGATTGGCGATAAGATTTGTAGTGTTCGATTGCCGCCTTGATGCGCTCACGACCCACTGGATTCATACTATGAACGGTATAAGCTGGGAAAGCAAGGTCGAATGTTCGGCAATGCTCGATTAACCAAACTGCGCAATCGTATCCAGTTGGATTCTGCAGTTTAGAATAATCAGCAATTCCCGTTTTTTTCCATAGGCCAGCATCGTAGTGCTCATCTGCCAAATCATGGTCGAATGTCACATGCTCTGGCAAGCCGCGTGTTCCGATGATTACTTTAAAATCTAAAAAGTTTCTGACAATAATCCATGGTTCAGGTGGAAGCGCGACCCAAGTGACATCCTGCGGTTTGCGGATATCATCTAGAAACAGTTTGTAAGCCATTTCAGGATTCGGTATCAGTGGTTGGTGCAACTTCGATGGTACGATGGCTGGCTATTGGCGTGGCAAAGTAATGCAGAACATCAATCTTCAGACGATATGCTTCCTTAAGAGCACGATCAGACTTCTCGCTTGAAGAAGCTGTTTCCTTGAGCTTAGGAAGCTCACCCTTTGGAATCTTGCGATGAATGCCATAGACATTCTTAGTCATCTCTACCATCTTCTTAATCTTTTTGCGGTAGATAGGCGAGTTGAAAACCTTGAGCTGCTCAGGATTCTTTACTGGTGTTTTAGTCATAGTTTGTTTGCGATTTTATAGGTAAATTCTGCTAATGCGTAAAGGCCGCGGCGAAGATTGCGTGCTACAAAGCGATAAGGTTTAGTATAGAAAAAGAAGCGATTAACCCAACGGCCGGCCTCACGCTCTATTTCTTTTTTCCATTGTCTTTCTTGTTCTTTCCGAACGAAGTCACTTTCTTTTGTAAACTTTATTAGATTAACGCTCTTGACATTTCCTTCATCGAAGATAACTTCGTATTCGATCCAGCAATCCCACCTGTCATCTACACTATGTCGAAAGTCGTACATTTGAATGGTGGTTGTAAGTTTGACTGGATCGAGATAGGGCTCCTGTCTATCAAGATAACCTATACGATCCATCAGACTTTTTGCTTTAGGATCTCCTGCGACCCATTCTTCATGCTTGAACTTCTGAAGGTAAAGCTTGCCACCTTGAACTACATAGTGTTGCATCGCGCAATCTAGATCTTTCGTCTGAAAATCCCAATCGCGCTTGTTTAAGCCAATTTCTTCCATCGGGAGCGTATATGGCAAGTCATCGCCCCATGCAATTGTATCGAACATTCCCATAGTAATAATTTATCAGGCTTGCAGCGGATGTAAACTATTATTCCACTTTAAAGCCAGAAAAGTCATGGTCATTTGCTCCGCCGCGAACAGTTGGCTCTTTAGCCAAATTCTGAGCTTTATCCTCAACATCGTACAAGCGCATCTTTGCGCGATCCACGCCCACAATAAACCGCTTGTTGGCAGTTGGATCGTTGTAGCGGTTCTTGAGCTGTTTCACGATGATCTGACCAAGTTTTTCGAGTTCCTCGGTTGAAATTAGCGCGAACATAAAGTCAGCAGTTGCAGGCAAGCCGAACGACTCAGAAGTATCAGTCAGCTCGACATCTGTATTACTGTAACCAGAACGTGTGGTCTGTGTCGCAGAGAATATCGGAACATTGAACTCGACGGCAAGGCCGCGCAATTCTTCAGCGATTGCCTTGATCAGCGAGTACGTATTCACAGAACCGCCCAGACCTTTCATTCGAGATGAAGCGCAGATATTGAGATAATCGATGAAGATCACGTCTGGAGAAAAGTCCTTCTTCAACTTCAGTTCGTTCAGCAGCGCGCGGAAGTGCCCAGCATGAGCAGATGCAGTCGGATACTCCTTAATGATGAGCTTGCCGACAGTTGAAGTCGCGATCTTCATCACCTTGTTCTCGAACATATCTTTCGGAAGATTTGTGAGCTGATCGATCTGAACATTCATCAGATTGGCATCGATACGCTCGGCGATTCGTTCCTCGGACATTTCAAGCGTGATATAAAGTACGTTCTTGCCTTGAGTCAGAGCAGATGCAGCGACATGGCACATAAACAGTGACTTACCCACGCCAGTACCAGCAAGTGCGATGTTCAGAGTCTTGCGAGGAACACCACCCTTTGTGATGGTATTGAACATCTCAAGATCGAACGGCATTCGGTCTTCTACCTTATGATAGAAGTCATAACGCTTCTCGAAGTCACCGAGGTAATCATGGCCGACAGAGTTGTCGAAGTTGATTCCTAGTGCTTTCTGTAGAATGTCAGGAATGCCATCACGCGAGACATCCTTCTTCTTACCATCGATGATCTGAATCGAATCCATGATAGCAAGATAGACCGCACGGTCCTTGCACCACTTTTCCGTATTCTCGATCAGCCATGTTTCTTCGACGTTTGGATTCTGATCGATAGCTTCCAGAACGCCGACAGCGCGAGGATACAGTTCCTCGTCTACATCTGCGTTATTCTGGAACTCGATTTCAAGCGCTGCCTTCGTGGGCAACTTGTTGTACTTGCCAATGAAGTCAAGTACAAGCTTGTAGATAGTCTTGTGAGCCGCATCGAAGTATTCGGTCTTGATGAACGGAAGTACTTTTCTGCAGTATTTCTCATCGTTGACTAATTTCTGAAGAACTGTCGTCTGTAGTTGTGTTGACATCAATTACCTCATCAGAGGCTTTTTCCGGCTTTTCACCCAAGGTATAATTTCCTGAGTCAAACGCTGACTGAATGATATGCGATAGAATGTCGCCAATGTAATTATTAAAATTCTGATCGGATTCTAGCTTTTGTCGATCAAAATCGGCGGGATTATCGATCTGATACTTAAAAGAAAGCTTTGCAGTTTCTTTGTCATCCTGTACCGTCAAGCTAATTTTGCCGTAAGTAACAGTTACATCCTTATACTTCTTGTCATTGATCTTGACAGAATAGGTGGCTACTGGTGAGCCTTCTAAATCTGCACTCTCGATGAAAGAGTAGGACTTGTCAGTAATTTTATTCTTCGCCATCGTCTTCGTCTCCTTCGTCGCGCATATTGGCTAAATCAGCTTTTGAAAGCTTGCCAGATGCTTCGTTTGCGTCAACTACATCGCCATCGATCATAGAACGATAGCCCACAGTATAGAACGACTTGACGAATTCCTTGAACTCCGCATTTTGCAGCAGCGGTTCCCAGAATTCAGCAGAGTACGTGTCCTTCTCGCGATACTTATCGCTGTCACCCTTCTTCTGATACCAACCCACA